CTTATCGGACACCCCGAACCAAGTGTCCTAAATACAACTGAGCACGTCGACACATCGCGCAACTGGGGCTACGTCCCCGGGGGCGACCCCATTCGTGCACAAACAACGTCCGATCCGACTGGCGCAGACAAGGACTCAGTGGTAAGAATGTTTTATGGGCGCGCGAAAATTCAGACCCTAAAGGGTGGCAATTCGATCTTGGGCCCAGGCAATATGCCGATGAATTATGGTCACTTTACAGGCCCCGCCGTTCGCGAATTTTTCCTTTTGATGAATAAAACAAATGTAGTCACCGCGATTGATAATGTGCGCACCGCCCTCGCCAACGGCGCGAAGAGGCTGTTACAACCGATCATTGATGAAATAAAGATTGCCAAACATCTTCGAGAAGGCGGTGCCGCAGGGGCCGCGCCTGCCGGCATCCTGCCGGTGCCGAAGACGCTGTGGTGGTCCGGAAGCCCGACACCGCCAATTTATAAACAATATTCCATCGACGACGACGTAAGCGCCTCCCCCGATACAGAGACACCTAGATGGACTAATGGTAATCCAATACCCTCTCAAATACTTGTATGGCCTACACTTCCGCTTGATTCCCTGATGACGCCGGCTGAAGAAGACGAACTTTTTGAATGGATTTTTCGCCTCGGGTTGCCCTTCGGCTCGTTGGGTGCGCTGGCAATCTTCGCGGCCGCGGCCGGAATGGTCAGTGCGATCGAAGACTCGGACACCGACGCCGCCGATGTGTTCTCTAGGCTCAGTGGCCTTGAAGAAGAAGACACCGCCGGCACTGCTCGTTCAGCCAAACTGATGACGGGCGATATACGAGAGTTTTGGTATAATGGCTACAAGGAGTATGAGAGCACTCCCGGGTCGCCAATCAGGGCCCTGGAGGATACGATTAAGGCTGACCTTGTGCAATCAACTCGCGATATTTGGAATGGCCACGAAGTAGGATCTGCGCCATACAAAAAACTATTCAGAGAGACTTTAGAAATTATATTAGACTTCTTCGGCGCCGGAACTCAACCAGATCCAACGTCTGATCAGGAAGTTCAAGAGGGCGCCGAGAAGAGCGCCCAGTCACCGTTCTATACTGAAGAACAATTAGATAAAATGCTGGGTTTCAAGGTGCTGAAGCCCCTTGATATGCAGTGTTTTTTGATGGAAAATATTGATATGATTTCTGAGCTCCAGGAACAAAGATCAGCTTATACCAATGTGGTTCAACTATATGGCGAACCAGGAACCACCATTTCTAAAATAAATCATGGCGGCAGAACAGATGAAATAAGGCAATTATTAAACTTATCTCCGGCCGTTTATGCCCTGTTGGTTCCATATATAAAACTTTATCGTGTTGATTATTCGGAAGCGATAAAGGACGCTACGGGCAAGAAGATACCTGGAAGCTCGAAACCCGTAGCGCAGTATGAGATACCAATTCCGAACTTTATTGATGCGACCGACATCCGACCGATGACCGGCGCCGATGGTTACGGGCGCCTCCGGGGGTTTGGGTTACAGTCGTTTACTTGGAAACTCGATGGGGTCCAGCCAGCCGAAGTAGATAATAACATATCGGCCAATTTAAAGTTTCATTTTCAAAGTGTTAATGATTTATTTCAAGGCTCTGCTAAAATTCGCGATGATGGCAGTTTCGCGGGCTACGGCGCCGGACATGTTCCCAATCCATTAGATTTATTAATTTCATCGAAGACCATGTCGCGCGAGAGCCCCCTAGCATCAAACGGAGACGATCCTTCCAAGAAGCCGAAGCCACCGCGGTGTAAGTCGGACGCGGGTAATATTCAACAAGCTTACGACGGCCCTTCTTTTAGAATTAAAATTGTGGCTGGCTGGGCAACACCACCAAATATGAAAGAACTTATGCCCGATGCATCTCCGGATCAAATAACACAGCTTACTCGTGCCCTTGAGACAACGAGGATATCGTTGTATCTTCAACAAACTCGTCATGATCTAAATTTTAATCCGGATGGCACTGTACAGCTATCGATAGATTATCAGGCAGCTTTAACTGGTATTTTGACATCTAAAAAAGCGGATATATTGGGTGTGCGCGACCGAGATATGCAGGCAGCACTTGACGCTGTGGCCGGCCGTGTCAAGACGGCTGCTGATGATGACCTTACAAAAGAAGAGCTTGAAGAGTTGATGGAAAAGAAGAAAGATCTTGAAAACGAAGACAGGCTAAAAAAATATAGAAGGTTCTTGAACGCGCTTTATGGACGATCCGATGATGGCTGCAAAACAAAAACCACCAAAATGTATACTATTCAAGTAAGCCAGAATGTACTTTCTCAACCTAGGCTCGGCGATATTAAAAATGCCAAAGACCGCGCCGCGTACGCCCGGCAAAGAATGTCTGCAAATGCTTCATCGCGAGGGTTTTCCATAAGAAATCAATCTGATATGGCAGGAGGCGAAGGGGCCAACACGGACCTGCTCGCTTTAGTGAACAAAGGGATTAACGAAGGCGCCTCTACTCAAGACGTTGGAGATTCAGCTGCCGGAGATATGATGGGACAGTGGGAGAACGAAGTTACGGATAATGATGATGTTAAAATTCCTTATTTTTATTTGGGAGATTTAATTGATACTATTTTAGAAAACCACCAAGATGTTACATCAAATGAGAATGTCGATCCTGGTTATATGACTTTTTTGTCCGACGTCGACATTGTCAATCCACTTGTACTTTTTCAATCTGAAAATGCTTTGGATCTTGCGTGTGCAAACAATATAGACGATGCTGCCCTGGCTCAAAGCCTTAGAGAAAAGGGCTATGTATTTAGTACAGATCCAGATACAGGCTCATCTATTAAAAAACGTATTAATATTGGAAGTATTCCGATTTCATTGGATTTATTTAATGTTTGGTATAAAAATAATGTTATCAAAAAATCTAGAAATAGGTATTATTTAATGCATTTCTTAAAAGATTTATGTAGTGGCCTTATTTCGGGAGCACTCAAGAAGAATTGCTTTTCGGACAATATTGTTAATCAAGTTAGGTTTGATACGTCAGTTATTAATTTTAATAATTCTTCTAGAAAGATTAAGAAGGGAAGGAATACGACGGTGGCGACACTTGCGGAGGCTAAAGGTGCTTTGGAAGAAACAAATGATATCCCGGACCGGTCAAACTTCGACAACTACATGCGTTGGCACTCCCAACACTACAACACCATTTCAGGATTGGTGTTATATAGTACAGACGCCAAACCAGCAAACCGTACGGGAAATTATGAAGATGACCTGAAAGCTGGGATATATCACAATTATATAGGCTCTAGTGCCGGCATCCTTAAAAGTTTAAAATTTAGCAGAGAGGATCAGGCATATTTGCGAGAAGCAAAAATTCAAAAAATTGGTGCTTTAGGTGCTGAGCAATTGAGAGAACTATATAGCGTAAGTATGGAAATGGTGGGAAACACACTATTTAAGAATGGCCAATATACTTTTGTATGGCCTACGCTCATTGCTTCTGATGATGCATATGCCAAGCTTCTTGGGTTGGGAGGATATTTCATGATTACAGGGGTCGATCATAATATTTCGTCACAAGGATATAATGTTAGTGTGACAGCTTTACAGGAAGGTCTTAGAATGGGAACCGATGAGATTGTGACCGCCGAAGCTGTGCGCGGCGTCGAGGCTCTCGCGAGCCCAGACGAAAATCCCTCCGAAACCGATAGAGAATTCCGCGAGCGAACGGAGCTTGAGGAAATCTCAGCGGAACTCGAGGATCTCGGCGCAATGTCCGACGAAGAGTGGGCGGCGCGCCTCGAAGCCCAGCCAAAGAGCGACCGCGAACTCGCGCGAGAAGCGCATGTGGCTTGGGAGTCTCGAAGCGGATGGCAGAAATGGAGTGATCGCGTCACCGGCGCCAAAGCACCGCCCCGGGCCGGCCCACCGAGCGTCCCGATTCAGATACCAATCCAACATCCGAGTGACAACGACACTGATTAAATAATTATGCCTGATATCTTCAAATATACTGAATACGACTTGAGAAATCCAGCTGGCCAAAATGGTCTTTCTTCTTTAGCCTCTTACTATCAACGTTATTTATATAAAAATAAAATATATCCGTCGACTTCCCCGCCTCCTTTGGATGTCTGGTATGATAAGCTTTTATATGGAAGAGTTGATCCGGTCCAGAATACTATCATTCCATCTACTAAAAATCTAAAAATAATCAGGCCTGCAGTCAGCCAGGATATTAGGGCCTTGAACGTGGTGGCATCCGCATTCGAAAAATTTGCCGCTCATATTCAAAAAGCTCTCATTATGGGTGTTCTCAATAGGAAGGGCGCCTTTGGGGTTCCTTCAAATCCTGATTTATTGGAGTTAAAAGCTCATAAAGGATATAAATCTCCAAATTCTAAATATGCACACTTTACGCAAGGCCTCTATGACGTATTTTTTCAAACTCTAACGGGCGACCAGAGCGATAGGATAAAAGATTTTTATACATTCTTAAATGTATACGTAATTTATTTGCAGAATATGTCTTCTATCGCTCCTATTACAAAAACAAATTATTTATTATCTAATAACGGAAGTATTTTTACATCTGGTCTTAGTATTGCCATATCAAATAAAAATGCCGGGGACGATAGAATTAAAAATGAATCTTTTATTAAGGATCCTAATTTTGATTTTTTTACAGGCTGCGCTAAAAAATTTGGATTTACGGTAAATAAAAATGCTCCTTGGATTTTAACAGCAGACCTTTTTACGTCTGCTTTCAAAGCCGTCGCCCTAGAGCGATTCGTGGGCCCCGGGGGAACCGTAATAGATAAGAGTAATTTTTTTGATATCTTCTATGATAAAACATATCTGACCGATTTCGATGATCTGATTCGAATTTTAATGAACTCTTATTCAAATTTCATTCGGTCAGCTCCCTACTATGATAAGGGAAAAGAGACGCTAAACAAAAATTGTAGAATCACACCGAAAGCTCGAGCCCCTCTAAAAATAACTTCTCAACAAGTTATTAAGGGTGAGGTCTCCCACGAAGACGTCTTGCCGGCTAAATTTTTAATTGATTTGTATACTAATTTAAGGCAATGTGAGGCGAAGTTCCCGCTTTCACAGGCAAAATTACAGAGTGTGAAGTCAGAAGCGTATGAAAAATATCATCTGCGCCCAAATAAAAATATTTCGCGCTTGCAAAATGTTGCCCACTATGTTAATCTAGTTTTTAGAGATTACATATATGATCAAGGCGCCATTGGCCTTCAATTTGAAAATGCTGTTGTCGTCAACCGCGCCTCGAATAAGTAATAAAGAAAATTAACGTCATTAGTTTATAAGTTAGGAGGTCGTTTGCTTTTTCAAGTCCTAGATCAAAAGAGGGATTGTGCTGGATATTTCGCAGATAATACCATCAATCCCACACCCCAATTGCCTATGGAGGGCGAGACCTGGGAGTACTCAGAGCATCTTCCCGGCAAACAGTATGAGATAGCACGCATTTATAGCCACGGAGCGACCCTCACAGACGTTTGTCCACCTGAGTTGTGTGAGGACTGGGAGGGAATCAAGAAAACGCTTAAGTCCTGTCTCAGGGCTTTTAAAACATCACGTCTTTCTTTGGACGAAAACTGTTTCTATGACGTTCTGCCAGAATACTTTTTGTATGAGTACCTAAACACCAGAAATAAGATAACCGAACACGTTCTGAACACGCATCCTAAGCCTCAAAACTATGATTTTATGTATAACTTGGTGGAGATGCTGTCTGACATTCGTTTGCAAACTCTAGATATAGACATTGGTTCGGTTAAACATCTCTTAAGTTCTGTTCGCGGTCAGAATTTCCATCGTACATTACAAAGTATCAAGCACGTGTGTGATTATAATCCTTGGGGCACCGTAACGGGACGCTTGGCAACTAATCCCAACACCTTTCCAATTTTGACAATGAATAAAGAATTCCGCGCCTGCATTAAGCCAAAGAATGACTGGTTTATTGAACTTGATTTTAATGCGGCGGAACTTCGCGCCTTCCTGGCACTCGCAGGAGTAGCCCAGCCCACTAATGACATCCACGATTGGAACGTTAGGCATGTTTTTGATAGGCAGTTAACTCGGCAGGAAGCCAAGGTGAAAACTTTCTCATGGTTGTATTCTCAGAAGTCCAATAAAGCGCTAGAACGTCTCTATAACAAAGATTTAGTTAAAAATAAATACTGGGATGGCTATAAAATTGAGACAGACTATGGTAGAATAATGAATAACGTAGACGAGCATCACGCTCTTAACTATATTATTCAGAGTACCACAATTGATATGGTGCACGAACAGGCTTACAGGGTCTACGAGCTTTTGAAGGGGATGAAAAGCAATATTTCTTTTTTGATTCACGATGCTGTGTATATCGACCTTTCTGAGGAAGATCGATATGAAATTCTGAATTTACTTGACACATTCAAGAAAACACGGTATGGTGTGTTTAAGGTTAATGCCTCAGCGGGCGAGAATCTGGGAGATATGAAAGAGTTGAGATTGTGAAAAAGGAATATAACAAACTTGTTCGAGATAGAATTCCAGAGATTATTGAGGAAGCAGGTAAGACAGCCCAAGTTCGGCAAGTAGACCAGAGAACCTTACGCCACTATGCTTTCAAGAAATTACGGGAAGAAATAGAAGAATTTATTGAAAATCCTTGTGCTGAAGAGGCTGCCGATGTAATGGAGATTATGAACTTTATTTGTTATCGCGCTGGGATACGTAAAAAGTCCATTCTTGCTGAAGCAACGGCAAAACGCGTCGAGCGCGGCGGGTTCGAATTAGGGTTGATCCTGGACTGGGTTGAAGAAGAGTGAAAATTGTAGGCTTGGGAAAAGCGGGTTGCAATATTGCGAAAGCTTTTTCAAAATTTCCGCAGTATGAAACGTATGGGATTGATACTTCTAAAGATGCTGATATCACCATCAAAAAAAGGAATAGTCATGAAGACTATGATAAGAGCTTTCCGTCGCTTAAGAGAAAACTTAAGTTTACTGACAACGACGTTTACGTTGTAATAGCCGGCGCCGGGCAAATCTCCGGTGGCATACTCAGGCTTTTGGAACAGATTAAAAATAATAGAATAACGGTTATTTATATTCAGGCCGATCTAACGCTCGCGAGCGAAGTACAAAAAATGCAAGAAAAAATTGTTAGCAATGTTTTACAAGAGTATGCTCGTTCTGGTGTAATCGAGGCCATATGGCTTATAGACAACCAAATGGTTGAAGTAGGAATTGGTGATGTTCCTATTATGGGTTACTATGATATTCTGAATCAGGCGATCGTTAATCTGGTTCATATGATTAACATATTTAAAAATTCTGAGCCTGTAATTGGCAACTTCATTGAGCCTTCAAGGTTAAGCCGTATTGCCACGATTGGGCTGCTCGATGTTGAAGAATCTGAAGAAAAGTGGTTTTCTGACTTGACAAACCCACGTGATGTGGTATACTATTATGGTATCAATGAAGAACAACTTAAGGAAGACGGTACATTGTTCAAGAAAATTACAGACTATGTAAAGGCTCAGGTCGTTACGGGAGTAAATGTTTCATACGGAGTGTTTAAAACCACCTATGACCAAAAATATTGTTATTGCATTAAGTATTCATCTATGGTACAATCATTTTTAGACGATCAGGATATTAGCTGATCGTACTCTAACCCAAAGAAAGGAAAATAAAATGGGTATTAATTTAGACAAGATGAGAGAGAAGCTCTCGTCACTACGCGGAGACGGAAACTCCTCAAATGACACTTTCTGGCGCCCCGCGGATGGGGACCAGACTATTCGAATCGTTCCGACGGCGGATGGAGATCCCTTCAAAGAGATGTGGTTTCACTACAATGTTGAAAAGGGAGGGTTCCTGTGTCCCAAGCGCAACTACAGCGACGAGTGTCCTGTGTGTGAGTTCGCCTCACAACTGTGGCGTGAAGGCGCCGACAGTAACGACGAACATAGTAAGAAGGTTGCGAAGTCTCTGTTTGTGCGACAGCGCTTCTTCAGTCCCGTGATGGTTCGCGGCGAAGAAGAAAAGGGTGTACGTAT